ATCTGATCCAATGGCACACCCAAATATCCTAGAATTTATATCTCTGTGTTATAGTATAAAACTTGATATTCACACTGCTACTTCTCATAGGAAAAAAGAATTTTATGAGGAGGCATTTGATCGTTCTGGAATGAAAACAAAATGGATTTTTGGATTGGACGGTTTACCCGAAGAGAGTCATAAACATCGTATCAATCAGGATGGTGTTAATCTTTACGAGATGATGAAACTTGGTGTAAGGATGGGTATTAATGTTATATGGCAATATATTGTTTTCAATTATAATCAAGATCACATTGAACAAGCAAAAAAAATGTCAGCTGACGATGGTATAGAATTTAGATTATCGTTTTCTGATAGGTGGGCAATTCATACTGATATTCCTTTAACACACCTAAAGCCAAGGGATGAATACTGTGCTTAAACCAAAATGCTTAATTCCTGATAAATATGGACAGACACAATGTCTTGGTCATTCAGCACAAGGATATTTAACGCCATGTTGTTTTATGGATGCTTATCCCAAAAATAGGGGTATTGCACAAGATATTTTTTATCAAGAAAAAATGAAGATATGTAATAATGATAGCATTAATGATATTATACAATCTAAAGAATGGTTAGATTTTTATATACTACTACAAGAAGAACCAGATAAAGCACCAAAGGTATGTCATAAAAAATGTAGTACAGATTCCTCTATAGGTGATGTTTATGGGATTAAATCATGATGACTTGGGGTTACCATACACTTTTTGATTGCGAAGAATGTCCTGTAGAAAAATTCACAGAGAAAAACATTCGATCATTTATATTAAACATCGTAAAAGATATAGGTATGAAATCATATGGTGATCCGATGATTGCTCACTTTGCATCACACAATCCTGATGTTGCAGGGTTTAGTTTCTGTCAAATGATTGAAACAAGCAATATCACAGGACATTTTGTAGATAAAACTGGCGAATGTTATATCGATATTTTTAGTTGTAAGGATTACGATAAGGGTCTTGCAACTGGAATTATTGTAGATTTCTTTAACCCTAAAGAAATTAAAATGAAATATATTGAAAGGGGTTAGTTGTGCGTATATCAAAAAAGAACGAAGTCTATCTAGTTCTAGATGACATGACAGATTCTACTCGACAAGAGTTGACAGAGTTCTTTACCTTTGAGGTTCCCGGTTTTAAATTTATGCCAACCTACCGAAGTCGAATGTGGGATGGAAAGATACGACTCTTCTCCCCAGCTACAGGTGAGATATATGTTGGATTGCTTCAATATATTAAGGGTTTCTGCCAGAAAAACGGAATTGAATATATATTAGAAGAAGGAGTTGAAAATGAGCGGGTTATTGTTCGTCAAGTGGTTAGAGATTTCATCAGGTCACTTAAACCAAAATCGGGGGGGAAGTCTCTCAAAGTCCGTGACTATCAAATTGATGCGGTACATCACGGTATTGCCAGAAATCGTGCTCTTCTTGTTTCTCCTACTGCTTCGGGTAAATCACTCATAATCTACTCGTTAGTTCGTTATTATCATATGATGGGATTGAAGACTCTGATACTAGTTCCTACCACCTCACTTGTGGAACAGATGTATTCAGACTTCGAAGACTACGGATGGAGCTCTGGCACATACTGTCAGAAGGTATATCAGGGACATTCCAGTAAGGTTGAGAAGGACGTTGTTATATCGACATGGCAGTCTATCTACAAGTTACCGAAGAAATATTTTGAACAGTTCGGTTGTGTGATTGGTGATGAGGCGCATATGTTTAAGGCTAAGTCACTCACTGGTATCATGACAAAGTTACACCTATGTAAGTACAGATTCGGTCTTACAGGCACCCTAGACGGTACTCAGACGCACCAACTTGTTTTAGAGGGACTATTTGGTCCAGTTGAGAAAGTTACTACCACAAAGGAGTTAATTGAGAAGAAATCTCTTGCTGACCTCAAAATCAAGTGCATTATTCTAAAACATGAGAATATACGAGAGAGAATGACTTACGCAGAGGAACTGCAATTCCTTGGAGAACATGAACTTAGAAATAAATTTCTTGCTGGATTGTTGATGCATCTTCCCGGTAATACATTATGTTTATATCAATTAGTAGAAAAACACGGCAAACCTCTTTACGAGGAAGTCAAGAAAGTTCAAGAAGAAGGTTTCTTTGACGATAGAATGCGAAAGGTATTTTTTATCTATGGTAACACAAGTACCACAGAAAGAGAAAGGATACGATCTGTTGTGGAGGGTGAAAAAAACTCTATCACCATTGCATCCTATGGCACCTTTAGTACTGGTATTAATATTCGCAATATTCACAACATCGTGCTCGCAAGTCCGTCTAAGTCTAGAATTAGAGTGCTCCAAAGTATCGGTAGAGGATTGCGTCAGGGGGAGAATAAAGATTCCGTTTTGATATTTGATATTGCAGATGATTTGACTTTTAGACACCAGAGTAACTTTACACTTAACCACTTCCAAGAACGCATAAATATCTATAACACAGAACAATTCAACTATGAAATTAGTAAGGTAAACCTAAAATGAACACAGATACATATAAAATCTTAAAGCTCATTAGTGGTGAGAATATCATTTGTGAGCTTTCCGAAGACAATGGTAAATACGAAATTTCAAGACCCCTGTTAATGAATATCCAATCTAGAGTTAATCACACAGGCATGACAGAATCTTTAATGCTATCTCGTTGGGTTCAACCCTTCACAGAACAAAGACATTTTGAAATTGACCCACAACATGTTATTATTATATTACCCGCCTCGCCCGGCCTAAGTGTATATTATGAAGGTATATTAAACAAACTAGATAATACAGATGATGAACCTTTTGTGGATGACTTCGAAGATGAAGAAATTTACGAAGAACTTTTAGATGAACTAGAAACAGAAAGTAAATTTATTCATTAATGTAGTTCTGATAACCAAGGACAAGCTTAATGTAACACTATTTTCTGGTGGAGTCAAGGTTCCTTCAAAGATTATTTTAAGTTATAATGTTCCTTGACTTTATAAGTGTATTGATGTATAGTGAATAAAGATTAAGGAGTATACCTAATGGCCAAATCAAAAGGTGAGCATTATGTAGATAATAAAGTTTTTCTACAGGCGATGATTGAGTGGAAAGAAGCGTGCAAGCTTTCAAAAGAAGACGATGATGGACGGAAACCCGCTGTAACAAACTACATTGGTGAATGTTTTTTGAAGATTGCAACGCATCTGTCTTACCGCCCCAATTTTATTAACTACACATACAAGGATGATATGATTTCAGATGGCATCGAAAACTGCTTACAATATGCTTCGAACTTCAATCCAGAGAAGTCAAACAACCCTTTCGCATATTTTACCCAAATCATTTACTACGCATTCATCAGAAGAATTCAGAAAGAAAAAAAGCAAACTCACGTTAAAAACAGAATCATAGCGGGTAGTAACTACCAATCTTTTGATACGATGCCCGGCGATTCAACTAGTTATAGTATTGATAATTCCTTTGCAATGGACAATCTTCCAATGGAAGATGTTTATAAAACTAAGAAGACAGAAAAAAAAAGTAAAAAAGGACTAGAGAATTTTATGGATGATGATGATATTGATAAGGTAGCGGTTCGGGGTGACGAGCGTTGAAGATTGCAATTATAACTGACACTCACTTTGGTGCCAGAAATGATAATCAAAACATCAATGATTATTTCTACAAATTCTATGACGATGTGTTTTTCCCCACTCTAGTTGAGAGGGGAATTACTACCTGTGTTCATATGGGTGATGTTACAGATCGTAGAAAGTTCATCAGTTTTAAAACTGCTAGTGATTTTAGGCAGAGGTTCATCAACAGATTTTCTGAGTTGGGAATTGACCTTCATCTTATCATTGGTAATCATGACACCTTTTATAAGAACACCAACGAAGTCAATTCAATGGAAGAGCTGGTAGGTTCTGATAGGTGTAACATCTATACTGGCCCACAGGTTGTGGAGTTTGATGACTGTCCTATTCAGTTTATGCCGTGGATTAATGCTGGTAATTATGAAGTTGTAATGAATGCATTGAAGACTTCCCCCGCACAGATTTTGATGGGTCATTTAGAAGTAAATGGCTTTGAGATGCACAAGGGACATAAATCTGAAGGTGGGTGGGATAAAGAAATGTTCCGTAGGTTTGACCTATGCTTTAGTGGACACTTTCATCACAAATCAGATGATGGTCACATATATTATTTGGGCACTCCGTATGAGATTACTTGGAGTGATCACAATGATCCGAAAGGTTTTCACATCTTTGATACAGAGAATCGAGAACTAGAACGTATCATTAATCCCCATAGTATTTTTGAGAAGATTTACTATGATGATACTGCAACAGATTACACTAATGAAGATGTGTCTAAGTATAAAGAGAAATATGTAAAACTGATTGTAGTCAACAAGAAAGACTTGTATCAGTTCGACAAGTTCACAGATAGGTTGTTACAGGCTGACGCATTTGAGGTCAAGATTATCGAAGACTTCTCTGAGTTGGATGCTGACAATGTATCTGATGATATCGTAAATAATACTGAAGACACCATGACACTACTAGAAAAATACATTGACCAGTTGGATGTTACTTTAAGCAAGGACCGATTGAAGAACACGATGCGGTCACTTTACAGTGAGGCACAAGATTTAGAGCTATGATTCATTTTGAGAATGTGAGATGGAAGAACTTTCTGTCAACTGGTAATAACTTTACAGAAATTCAGTTAGACAGAAATTCTACTACATTAATTATTGGAGAGAACGGTGCAGGTAAATCTACTATTCTTGATGCTTTATGTTTCGGTTTATTTGGTAAGCCTTTTCGTAATATCAACAAACCTCAACTTCTAAACTCTGTCAATGGCAGTGCTGCACTGGTAGAGGTGGAGTTTCGTATTGGAACTAAGAAGGTTAAGGTTGTTCGTGGTATCAAACCAAACGTGTTTGAGATTTACGTCAATGGTAAGTTGTATAACCAAGACGCTAACTCCCGTGACTACCAGAAGTATCTTGAACAGCAAATCCTAAAGCTGAACTATCGTAGTTTCACTCAGGTTGTTATTCTGGGTAGCTCCACATTCATTCCCTTTATGCAATTGAAGTCTAAACATCGCCGTGAGGTTGTTGAGGAAATCCTTGACATTCAGATTTTCTCACTTATGAATATGCTTCTCAAACAAAAATTAAAGACTATCTCTGATGATATGCGTGAAGCTGATTACCACTATAGTTTAACTGGGGAGAAGATTTCTCTACAGGAGAAGTATATTGCAGATGTAGAACAGAACAGGGAAAAAATTATTAAAGAAAAGACTTTTCTGGTTGATGGTAATGAGGAAGAAATCTTCAAGAAGAGGTCTAGAATTGCTAACCTTGAGAGTGACACTTCTGCAATGCACGATAAGATTTCTAACTCTGCAAAGATTGAAGAGAAGTTCAGTAAACTCAAGGACATTCAGTCTCAGCTGAAAGAAAAACACAGGGCGCATAGCAAACTGATTAACTTCTTTGAGAACAATGAGGATTGCCCAACGTGTCAACAACATATTGATGAATCGTTCAAAGATGATATGATTGAGAAAGAAAACTCCAAGTCAGAAAAACTTAATTCTGGAATGGGAGAACTTCTAGAAGAATTGAAACAAACACAGGCTAAGGTCAATATCATCAACGAGGTCAATCAAAACATACAGACAAACAGGGTTGAGATTGCAAAAGAGAATAGTTCACTTGTTCAACTAGAAAAGTTCAATGCGACACTGCAATCAGAAATTAGTGGATTACAGTGCGGCAAGGTAAATAAGGGTGATTATGAAAAACTGAATGAGTTAAAGGAAACTCTTTCTGGTTTTGATATGCAGAAGGCAAAGTTGCGTGAAGAACAGACCTACTCAGAAGCTTCACGAAGTATGTTACAGGATACGGGCATCAAGACCAAGATCATCAAGCAGTATCTTCCTATCATGAATAAGTTGATTAATACCTACCTTACGTCAATGGAGTTCTATGTGAACTTCACATTGAACGAGAACTTTGAAGAAACCATCAAGTCACGGTATCGTGATGAGTTTACCTACGATTCGTTTAGTGAGGGTGAGAAGATGCGTATTGACCTTGCACTGTTGTTCACATGGAGAGCGGTTGCAAAGATGAAGAACAGTACGAACACGAACCTATTGATACTGGATGAAATCTTTGACAGTTCGTTGGATGGTACAGGAACAGATGAGTTCCTAAAGATTTTAAACACACTTGGTGATGAGAATGTATTTGTGATCAGTCATAAACAGGATGCACTCGCAGATAAGTTTCGAAGCACAATCAAGTTTGAGAAGATCAAAAACTTCAGTCATGTTGTTGATTGATACTTGGCCTGACACACCTGACAGCACGAGTAATGCAGATTGTTATTTTCTATACGAAACGTGCCTAGAGTACAAACCAAAAAAGATATTGGAGATTGGAACCCTAGTTGGTAAATCTGCATATGCGATGGCTCTTGGTAGTGATTGTGATATACACACTGTAGATAAGAACAGAGACAGGTTCATAGTTCATGAGGGTTTTGAGAGGATTATAAGATACCCTAACACGGAAAGCATGGAGTTTTGGAACAAGAGTATATATGATTTTGATTTTGTATTTGTAGATGGATGGTTAAAATTTGAAGACTGTCAAAATATATTTGAGAAAACACTTGACAATTTCTGGTTTTTGTGTCATGATTATAGATTAAATAATAAAGGTGAAGAAGTGGTGAATAGAATGTTAAAAGAAGGTATGAAAAGAAATTATGACTTTGATATATCTGAGGGGGGGGAGTGTTGCGCTCTGGTAAAATTTGGGAAAGCGTAGTGACTTTGAGAGAAAACCAAGAGACTTCTATCCTACACCGATGGAAGCAGTAGAACCTCTATTGCCACATCTACCAAAACATTTTACTTTTGCAGAACCATGTGCTGGTGATGGTGCATTGATAAACCATCTTAAAAAGGGGGGTGTATGTATGTGGGCAAGTGACATTG